ATCTTCCGGAAGAAATCGCTTCGATCAGGAAAATTTCATATATCGGCTGGCAAAAATCAGCGGCAAGCCACGCCCTTTTCATTCGAAAAGCCTTCCAAGCTTCCAGAAGGGCGGCGCGTGAAGCGGAATAACTTGACGTGAAGTTCTTTGTCAGTAGTTCGACCGGGATTTCCAGCGCGGCGCCGATATACTTCGAAAGCGCGGTCACGAACGCGTCAAAATTCGTCGAAGGTCTTTTCGCGTCAGCGATTTCGACCTTTTCGCCCGGATTTAACATGTTCACCATTCCAGGCCCCAATTCGTAACTGACATTATCGTTCGTCACTTCTTCGCCTTCCGGAACTACTCCGGTGAACCCTACGTCTTGCGCTCCGGATTCCGATGTAATAAACACCGTGAAGAATCCATTGATAACAGCCGCCATTTGTTCGGCTTCGCTGTATCTGGTTAATTGTTTTAATGAATCAATAACCGGTGCCAGATAAGGAACGCCGCGGTATTGCTCCGGGCGTTCTGTTTCGTAAATCATTAGCACGTTCGGAATTCCCGTCTTATCACCGAAGGCTTTTACACGCGTCCACTTCTTTTCCATGTGAAGGTTGCTGTTTGGATAAGTCGAACAAATATGATATGCCACGATCTGGCCGGCGTCGTTAAGTTCAACGCCGTTATAGATCCGGTTCCCGGTCTGTAAGTCCTTCGCGTATAAATTCACGGTGTTTCCGGTTGTGTGCGGTGTCGAAACTCGATCCGATTCGATCAGACGGACGCGCAACCCATACGGAAAGAACTTCGTCGGGCGTTCGTACTCTACCAGGACGCAAGCGTCGCCGTTCATAAGCCACGACATTAACGCCGTTTGCTGGATCTCATAAAAATTATTCGATCGTATCGCGTCACAAAACTTTGATTTCGCCCATAATTCAAATTCGCGTTCCGCCTGGCGTTGCCATTCTGCCGCCGCTTCCGGCGTCATTCCAAGGTAGGAATAGTCGATCGTGCTTTTCAACTTCAATCCTTCGCCGACCACATTCGTTCGGTTTGTCTTGATTGCCGAAGCGGCCAGCGGCGCCGACATATACAAGCTTCTTGATCGCTGTCGTAGCGTTGGAAGATTCTTGTCAATGTCTTCTTGTGGACTTTTTGATCTTGCCGACCAGCCGCGCATTGAATTTTTTGTTCTGGAAGCTCCCGATTCGTCATATCCTGAATTTTGAAACGTCCGGATCAGTTCCATTCCCATTCGTGCCTGTTGTCGTTTCAGGGCGGCCGCCGGATTGAAAGCTTCAATCGCTTTGTCGATAATATTCACTTTTCAGCCACCGCCTTTCTAAATATCACGCGGAACAAATCGGAAAGCCTTGTTTTTTCCGCCTGATTCTAATAAATCAATCTGTTTTTCCAGGTCTTTAATAGCCGCCCGGATAGTTCCAAGATCGGCACGTTTTAAGCTTTTCGTCCCGATCGTGTATTCCTGGTTAAGAAGAACAGCTTCTTCCGCTTCCAGGTACATATTCAGCCTGGATTTATAACGTTCCAGGCGTTCCTTCTGTGTGTTGCTTAACATATTTCACCGCCTTACAACTGGACGCCGCGGTTTAAGGCGCCAGTTTTTCGTTTTCCGGTCTTTTTTGCCGGTTGTCTTTTCATGTAGTTAATTCCGGCCTTGACCTTCGATTCCAGAACCTCCCAGTCAGGACGTAGGATCTCGACCGCGGCTGTGGAATAGTTTCGAAGATCCAGCGGTTCGTTTCTGATTCCGCCGGCTTTCTTTACCCACTTGATAACCGGGCGCCCGTCTTTTATGTGAACGACACGTTGCTCACTGTTAAGCCCCTTTATGTAGGTTTCGTTATATCCGCGGTCGGCATTGATCGGAAAATGGCAATACCCCGGCCCTTCGTCAACCGTATTAAGCCGCGTCATAAGTATTTCTTTTCCGGAATCCACACCCAGGATAAAAACCTTAACTTTTAGCTGGTTGTTTGTGGATAACTTGTGTATAAGTGGAATACCTGGGCCACCCATACCCTTAACACCGTAAATCCTTTTGCTTTTTCGCTCCATTTTTTTCAGCCATTTGTAACATTGTGTCGTGAAATGGCCGCCGGTATCTATGCAAGTGCAAGCGATCAGAAGCGAACTTCCGGAAGCAAAGTAAAATTCTTTATCAAGATAGTTTTCCAGAAGATCCCAGGTTTCCTCTTTTTCCAGGTCGCCGAAAATCTTATCGTACTTAATGCCCCACGATTCATAACCGCGGCCCCAGCCGGTGATCTCGATTTCGAAACGGTCGTCCTGAACGTCCACGCCGGCCGTGAGAACGACAGCACCGTCCGGAATGTCTGCTTCGTATCTTTCGCGGCGTCCGATGATAGAATCATCGTCGGCACTTTTGCCGCGTTCTTCCCATGTTTCGCCAAGCGTCGTATTGATCCAGGTTTTCATTTTGTTAATGTCGCCGTTTTCCTTCAATTCCTTTTGTGCTTCCCTAAATTCCCGGATAATTTCTTCCCAGTGTTTCCATGGCGACGCTAATTCGTTAAGGTGAAAGCTTCTTTTTCGCTTTCTGTCCGGAAATTTTGCGATATACTTTCCTTTTTGCTGTTTCCAGTCAACTTCGGAAATATGTTCGCCGCAAAATTTACATTCCATCGTCACATCTGAAAAATGAATCCTTCCCCATTCGTAAGGCTGGTATTTTCCGCAACAAGGGCAAGGAACGCTCCATTCTTCTTGTGATCCGGTTAGGAATTCGGCTTCGATCTGGCTCTGTCCTTTGATTGTCGGCGTTGAAACCTTTATTTTTTTACGATTCCAGAAGGTTGTCGTTCGCTTTTCAGCTAACTTGATCGGGTTTCCTTCTGTTCCAGCGCTGGCCGGATAGCGGTCGATCTCGTCCATTAAGGCGATTCGGATAGGTCTTGACGCCAAGGAAGCCGGTGAATTTGCCCCGGCCATAGTGATATGACCGCCAGGAAACTGTTTGTGAAGAATTGTGTTTCCGGAATTCTTTGATTTCGCGTCGCGAACCTTTCCGCGAAGTGCCGGCGTGTCGCGGATCATCGGCGCCAGTCTGTCCTTCGAAAAGGTCTGGGCCATTTCGATTGTCGGGTTTACGACCAGGATCGGCGCCGGATCGTAGTCGATATAATATCCGATTGTGTTCAGAATAAGTTCTGTCTTTCCGACCTGGGCGGAAGACATAATCACCACTTCTTCACATTCCGGATTGTTTACGGCGTCCAAAATCTCGCGCTGATAAGGTGCGCGGTCTGTATTCCAGCGTCCGGCTTCGGCGCTACTTTCCGCCGACAGTCTTCTTTCAGCGTCCGCCCACTGGCTAACCGTCATAATAGGCGGCGGCGCTACTGCTTTCGCTATCTTTTCAAATAATTTGATTGTCTTTAAGTCGATACCTAAATCTTTCGAACGTTTTCTGTCTGGCTCTGATTTAATCATCGTCTTCACCTTCGACGTATTCATCACTATAAAAAGCCTTCGGATCGTAGTCTTTCAATTCGTTTAAGGCTTCCGTGACTTCCGCTGTCAGGCGATCTTTGATAAATCCGGCGTCGCGGCTTTCCAGCACCGGTGCAACCTTCGAAGGGATATTCATAACCCTTGTTTTGAATGAAGTCAGCATGTCAGTCATTACTTTTTCGACGTCTTCGGCCTTGTGAAGTTCTCCCTTCATGGTTTGAAGGCGAAGTTCTGAAATGTGACGCTTAACTCTTTCGTGAAGTGCTTTTTCTTCTTCAATGTTCAGTTCTCCGTCCGGATTGTCCTGGTTTGCCGTGTCAACGGCAAGCTTCAAAGATAAGATATAATTCTTAACGGATTCCTGGAAGTTGTACCGGCCTTTCGCCACGCGGACGATGATTCCTTCTTCTGCCATCTGGCGAATACGTCTGTCAGACACGCCGAATATATCGCCCAGGACGGCGGCCGATACGGTCAAGCTGTCTACGTTCGTGATTTTTGCTGATTCTGTTTCTGCTTTTGCCATATCCTCGCCCCCTTTCCGGTTAAATCGGTAACGGCAACTTCTGTTATTTTTTGTCTGTATCTAGGAAGATTTTGGGCTTCGCTTACCCGCGGGGCCGATTCGGTCGCCGGAAGAACCTACGAAAGTTCGGGGAAAAATTCCACGATGATTTTCACGTCCTGGCCGGGTGCCTTGTCGTCCCCTTCTCTTGACATATCTTGTAATTGTGTCAAGTCACTTGTGCGCCTTTCCTTTCTATTAAACGCAACGAAAACGATCACACTTCACTTGTCAACGCCCCGTTGTGTCAAGTAAAGGGCAAAAAGAAAGAAGTCTTCCGATTATCCGTGTGGATAGGAAGGCTTCTTGTGTGTGCTATCTCTTGCCCTTGCCATGCTTAAAGGTCAGACTTTTAATCAGCTTATCTTTGTTGTCCTGGTTGATACCAATGTATCGAAGGGTGACGCTTATGTCTGCGTGGTTGAATATCTCCATCAGTGTAACCGCGTCGTGTGTCTGCTGGTACATGTGATAGCCGAATGTCTTTCGTAGTGTGTGCGTGCCTATTGCTTCCAGGCCGAACACCTTCGCCGCGTCAGTCAGTACGTTGTACGCTTGCTGTCTGGTGATAGGCTTATTCGGGTATCGTGGCGATTTGAATAGATATTCATAATCTCTTTTGCCAGCGATATATTCTTCGATAATAGGTTTCAGTTCGGAATTTATCGGGAATCTTTTTTCCTTCCCGGTTTTTTTCTCCCTGATATAAACAGCGTCTTTTTCCCGGACGTCACGAATTCGGAATTTCAAAATATCCGAAATTCTAAGCCCGGTATAAATGCCAAACATGAAAAGAACATAATCACGTTCATTATTCGATTTTAGGTATTCGGCCAAATCCATCACAAGATCCATGTCCCTGATCGGTTCGACCGTATTCATCGGGCCACCCCCTTTTTATGTACGCAAAAAGCGCCGCCATTTCTGGCGACGCCTTTCAAGGAATTTTTGATTCACTTATCAACGCTAATATATTAACACGGATTGACACGACATTTCCACGACATATTTCACGACAAAAACACGACATAAAACACGACATGTAATTTTCGCGTAAATCCTTGTAAAATGTGGATTTCTTGAAAAATCAACGTTTCAAAAAGTGAAAAAATTTTCGTTTCAAAAAATTTTCATTTTCAAATCAGCCCTTTGTCCTTCATATCGCTTTCGATCCTCTGGAACTGGCGAATAGAAAGTCCGATTTCGTCCGCGGCGGCCGCTTGTGTTTTTTTCTGAATCACGCGGCAATAGTAAACTTGTGCTTCCATTCCGGAAAGTCCGGCATAGATTTTTTTCACGCGTCGCATGGTTCGGCGAAGATCTTTTCGTTCTTCCGTAAGCTGGTTTATCTTTTCCGTGTCACGGTCGATCATTTCCAGGCCTTCGGCGAATGAAATATGTGTCGAAGGGAAAGATTCCTTCGAATAGTCAATCCCACCAACGCCAGAAGGGCCATACCAGCCACACATTTTTTTCACTTTTTCGATAGATCTTCGGTGATTCTTGATCTTCTCGTTGCATAGCATAATTTGAAGATCAATGTCTGTAAAAAGATTCCTTTCGTTTGAATTCGATGGTTTCGCCATTTTCAGCTTCCCCTTGCAATTATAACTTTTCGTGTTATAATTATTAAAGGCTACTTTTTAGGGCGGAATTGCTGATCGGCGTTCCGTCTTTTTATTTTACCACTTATTTTTTGTCAAATCAAATACTTTTAGTAATATCCGGTTACTACAAGCCAGAGGCCTTCTTTTCCGTCTTTTTTATACAGAAAATCAGTTTCAACGCCGGATTTCACAAGTTCGTTCATCGTGTCGATCATGTCGTCCGGATCGTGGCACTTTATCGTGTCGCCGACTTTCAGGTCAGATTTCTTTTTCTTCTCCTGGGACATTCTTTTCACCTTCTTTCCAGTTTTTCACGCCGAAACTGCTATTATACCCAGCTTCACGAAGAATTTTCCGAATCCGGTCAAATTCCTTCTGTGAAAACTTTTCAATTTTTGCTACAACGACCGAATTTTCGACTTTTGCCGTATATCCGGCCTTTTCCAATATCAAAACCGCTTCTTCTTTGCTCATTTTTGACTATCCTTTTGAATTTCTCATTTTCTGGATCTTCATGTTTTCTTTTCCAAATTCGCAATCTTCGAAATTGTCGCAATTCAGACATTTTTGTCCGGTCGCGCACACATGGCACAAATTGTTATTGCAATCATAATCGGAATCGCTGTAATTCCCACATGAAAATTCGTTACAACGCCAGGCGCCGCACATTTTAGGATCATTAAAATTTTTCGCCATTTTCTTTTCCTTTCTTCGTTTCATTCAAGTAGATAATCGGTCGTTACTCCTAGCGTGACCGCTATTTTCTTGAATTCTGTTATCTTTGGTAATCTTTCGGCGTTTATGTATCTGCTGATAGATACTTCCGAAATTCCGGTCGCGGTGGCTAATTCTCTTTGTGTCATTCCCTTGTCGTAAATCGTCTGTTTTAATCTATTACTAAAGCTTTGAACCGCGATTCCATCTTCCGAAAGCGTCGCCTTCTTCTGTTCTGTTTTTCGTTCCCTGGCCGCCGATCGAAACATCATAAGCAACATTTCAGAAACCGGACGCGTTCTGTCTTTTCTCCTGGCGTTTTTAACAGATTTCAGATCGTACCAGTCGCCGAAATGGCTTTTGCATTTCGGAACAAATACGCCGACATTGTACGGTATTTCTCCTTTGACTTCATCGAATACGTTTTCAGGCATGACATAATAATTAAAATCACCTAGAAAATTATGTCCGTTTTTCGAATGAAAATCATTGACCGACGATTTTACTTCAAAACAATAAAAATCACCTTTTTCGATTCCAGAAACACTATTATTAACTGGCTTAAACCTCATAAAATCCACACGGCCGGCCGCCGTTGTGGAATAATCAAAAGTTACTTCTTTCGCCCAGTATATCCTTGTGTCGTTATTAGGGTTTATGTTTTTTTCGGTTGAAATTGATAATATTTTTGTTATTTCCGGACGGCTCATTCCGTCAAATTCAATCATCAAGTACAACCCCCAGTTCCACAATTCTTTTATTGTTTTTGATAGACATTGTTTCGATCTGTTTTTTATAAAGTGCGCCGTAAACCTGATAGTCTTTTTTCAGTGTCAGGAAATATCTTTTATGTGGATCTCTTTCATGTAGTTTTATCAAGCTATTAAGCAAGTGATCCGTGACGCCTTTGTCAATGACCGTTATGTCTATCCTGGCGGCCGCGCGGTTGAATTCGCGGCAAATAACGACATATTCAGGCTTTTTGTTTTTATTTTTTCTTGCCATCTGTTTATATTCCTTTCTGGTTGTAGATAACCACCATCGAAGGGAACGGGGCGGCGTTTTTGCTGTTTCCGAATTTCAGCCTTCCGCGAACGAAGCGAATTTCCGCTTTGTGGTAAATGTATTCATGGAACCATTTTGTATCTGTCCTGGCTGGAAGCAACATCACCACAAGATTTCCGTGTTCTTCGTTTGTTCTGAAAGCCTTTTCAACCCAGTTTCCAATTTCGCGGCCGTAAGGCGGATTTACAAAAACGTTATGCCCCCCCGATTGCAAAAGGCCATTTGTGTTTTTATCAAAATACAAATCGCACTTGTGATTATATTCGTCCGCGCATGGATCAAGGTCAAAATGAAATTCAGAATTTAATTTCTGGTAAAAGTCCGCTGGTGTCGCCCACGCGTCCGTTTTACTCGAAAACATAACTTCTGTATTCATTTTTTCTTTTTCTCCTTTGCTATTCCTCTATCTGTGACTTATCAAAAGTCGTTATTGACGTTACGCCGTTTTTTCGCTCCACTTCGGTTCCGACTGTAATTTCAAGATTGATCGGTTCCTGATTCTGTAAATCGAACACCACCAGCGGCGCGCCATGCTCCACGGCCACGGTGATTCCGGTTTCCTGGGTGGCTTCCGTCATAAGTGACATAAATCTTTTAATTCTTTCTTCCAGTGTCATTTTCTTTTCCTTTCTGCTTTTCAGCTTCGACAACCATTCTTCTTGTTCAAGATCTTCGCGGATTTTTTCGTCGTCTGTCTGTTGTGCTATGATTGCACCACATACGAAAGCGAATAAAATCATAATCGCGAAGGCTCCGATTACTGCCAGAATCTTCATTCTTCTTCCCTTTCAAATTTCCCGTCTATGTATTTATAGGTTTCATATGCCGGTATTGTGTAGAAATTCGGATAAAGATCATGTTTTTCAAGCCAGGCATTGAATACAACGTCAAGCTGTTCTTCCAGTTCCTCGCGCTGTTCCTTTGTTACGTCGTCAAGGTAATTTTCCGCATATTCTCCGCCTTCGTCGCATGCGTCAGTCTGAACAGCTTCGATCACATCATATCCACAAGATAAAAGCGACGGCCGGTAAAGTTCACATTCTCCGACGAAGACGCGTTCCGGAAGAACAACCTTATATCCTTTCTTTCTGGATTCGATCATGTATTCAATTTCGTTCCTAGCGTCTTCCAGCGCTTCCGCGGCTGTGTCGTACATTGCGGAATAATTTTCGCCGTCCATGCTATACGCAACCTTATTTCGCGTATATTTCTTAATTTCACACCAGCCTTCTTCCGCGATATTACACGATTTATGAAGCGGCTTCGCCGTTTCGATCGGGAATGAATAATCGAATTCAATCAGCGTTTCCGGCTTCGGATTGATTTTGTTAAGTTTTGCATGTGTGATTAAATATTCAGCGTCCTTCACTTCGAATTTTCCAACAATTCCGGTATTCAGGATATAACAGATCACTTCGGATCCGGATTCAACCGGTATCGGATTCTTTGTTTCAATGGTTATCGTTTTGCTTTTCTTTAGTGCTTCCCACTGTTCCGGTGTTATGTCGATCAGTATTTCGCCCATTTCTTTTTGCTCTCCTTTTCTTGATTTTATCAATTCCGGCACTTAAAGCGGCC